AAAGGAGCAAGGCGCGACATTCTGTATATGAACGAATGTAACAATATGACCTTTAATTCTTACAACGAGCTTTCGATACGTACCAAGCGCGAAGTATATTTAGACTTCAACCCGGCAAATGAGTTCTGGGTACATAAGGAACTAAAAGACGAACCTGATGCCGACTTTATAATCTTAACGTACAAAGATAACGAGGCGTTAGATCAGAGTATTGTCACACAAATTGAGAAGAATCGTGACAAAGCAGTTACTTCTAACTACTGGGCTAATTGGTGGCGCGTTTATGGTTTAGGCGAAGTCGGTATGCTTGAGGGCGTAATCTTTGAGAACTGGAAAGAGATTGACAAAGTACCGGAAGATGCCAGATTGGTAGGTATAGGTTTAGACTTTGGATATACTAACGATCCAACGGCAGCTATTGAGGTTTATAATTGGAACGGCAAGCGAATAGTAAACGAATTAGTTTACCGTACAGGGATGCTAAATTCAGATATTGCAAAGGTGCTACCGTCTGGCGTTATTATTTACGCTGATAGTTCAGAGCCGAAATCAATTGACGAGATTAAGCGCTACGGAAAGACGATCAAAGGAGTTACGAAAGGCAAAGATTCAATTAACTACGGAATTGACGTAATGCAGCAGCAGGAGTATTTAGTAACCAAGCAAAGCGCAAACTTAATCAAAGAACTTCGGGCTTACTGCTGGGATGTTGACAGATCAGGTAACAGAGGCCGTAACCCTGCAGGCGGATTAGACCACGCTATTGATGCGCTCAGATACCACGAGATGGAAACGCTAGGCCTAAAGAAAAACTACGGCACTTATAACATTCGCTAATGGCTGAGAATTACACGGAAGCAATGTGCTATTTGGTAGAGCAGTATATCAGGCAGCGTACCGGAAAACGAATCAAAATAATCTTTAACAACCCTGATAAAATGCGCGTACATTTGACGATGTTACGAGAGGCTTATAACTACGTGCAACAACTAACAAAAAAATAAGTTATACAGATATGGAATTGCAAATAAACGTACCAACCTCACTACACGAAATCCCGTTAAAGAATTACGTAGATTTCCTAAAAGTACAGGAAGGTTCAAACGATGAGGAATTTGTGGCCCAGAAGATGATCGAAATCTTTTGCGGCATCCGGTTGGTAGATGTGGCCAAAATTAAACTAAGTTCACTAAATGAAATGGTAGCTCACTTCGCGCAGCTATTCGAACAAAAGCCTAAATTTCAACAGACATTTAAAATGGGCCCTATTGAGTTTGGTTTTATTCCGAACCTTGAAGATATTACATTTGGCGAGTACGTAGATTTAGAAAATCATTTACAGGGATGGGATAGTTTTAATAAGGCGATGGCAGTAATGTACAGGCCTATCAAAAAACGAATCAAAGATAAATACGAGATACAGGAATACTCCGGAACAAAAGAGTTTCAGGATCTGATGCAGTACGCTCCGCTTGATGTTTGTATAGCAGCATCGGTTTTTTTTTACAATTTAAGCAACGAATTACTAGCAGCTACCCTGAACTATTTGGAGAAGGAAATAAAGAAGGATCCGAGCCTATCAACGACTTTAGCGAAACAACTCAATTTGCCAAACAATGGGGATGGTATCAGTCAATATATGGACTCGCTCAAGGAGACGTTACTAAATTCGATGAAGTTACCAAGCTTGGATTACTTAAATGTCTCACCTATCTCACGTTTGAGCACCAAAAAAACGAAATCGAAAAAAGACAATTTGAACGCCAACTAAGACGATGAACTACTACCAAACATTAGAAACCTTACGCCTGCATTTTAATGGCGATCCGATAGTAAACCAAATTTCTCAGGGAGATATATTCGGCATTGATCTGGATAAGAAAACAATCTTTCCGCTAGTTCACATAATGGTAAACAGTTCAACTGCTGAAGAGTTTGTAATACGTTACAATGTTACTATTATGGCTATGGATATAGTCGATGTCAGCAAGGAAAACGATACAGACCTATTCTATGGTATGGATAACGAAACAGATGCGTTAAACGCAATGCACGCCGTATTGATCAGAGCCTACAAACTAATGAAGGCAGGCAGTATTTGGGATCAGAAAGTACAAATAGAAGAGGCGGTAACATTAGAACCGTTTGCTGAGCGCTTTGAGAATAACCTCGCAGGCTGGGCAATGACTTTCGATTTAGTAGTACCTAATGAAATGACTATCTGCTAATGGAAAAGCAGGAGGTACAGAAGGCGCTTGAAAGATTCCGTAACCACGTTATTAGCGTTTCTAAGCGCAATTTAACAAACGGCAATAGGAATGTATCAAAGAAGCTTTATAACTCCATTAAAGGGGATGTAAAAGCAATGCCTAACAGTTTCTCGCTGCAGTTTTATATGGAAGATTACGGCGCCTATCAAGATCTAGGCGTCAAAGGCAAATCTAGTTCTGAAAAAGCTCCTAACTCACCGTTTAAATTCGGATCAGGTACCGGAAAAAAAGGCGGACTAACCGAAGGTATTAAAGAATGGGTGCGAAAGCGCCGGTTTCAATTTAAAGATAAAAAGACCGGTAAATTTTTAAGCTACGAATCAACTGCTTTTCTGATCACTCGCGGAATTTACAATAAAGGAATCAGGCCAAGTATGTTTTTTACTAAACCGTTTGAAGCTGCTTATAAAAACCTTCCGGATGAGCTGGTAAAATCTTTTGCTCTGGATGCAGAAAAACTATTTGATCAACAAATTGACAATATACTTAAGAAATAATGGCAACAATTAACGCACGGAATCCGTACATAGTTACGATTAACGAAACATCGCAGATAGAAACCAAGTTAGAAATCTATCTTTGGAACGGCACAGGTTCAATGCCTGCTTCACCTGCTTACACATTAAGCAAGAAGATACCTTCATCAAACAATCCTGCGACTTACTACGACGTATCTCCGTACATCCGTGAGTATATAGACCACGATACACTACAAACTATTACAAACGTATTTACGGCTACTCCTTCAACGCAATGGTGCAACGTAGGCTTAAAGCTATTCAAGAAAATCAGCACGTCTTTTATTCAGGTAGGAAGCACGCAAACGCATTTTGGTATTGATGGCTACGGCTATTACGAAGAAGGCTACAACCCTGCGCTCGGAAACTATCTACTCTCATCAGGTACATATACCTACAACTACGATTTGAGCGGTGAGTACGGATGGCTAACGCTATACACAGGCAGCGGAAACTCGGTCAAATACACGAACCTATCCACAGGCGCAAGTCAAACCGTAGCTCTTACAAATAACGTGTGGCGAGATATACCAAGAGTATACTCAACCTATGGCGCAGTAGGTAACAAGTTAGAAATCATTGACGGCAGCGCAGCAGTTTTATTTACGGCTACGTTTCAACCTAAAATCGAATGCAAGTACACACCAGTTCAGTTAGACTTTGTCAACAAGTTCGGAGCTTGGCAACGCGAATGGTTCTTTAAGGCAAGCAACGATAGCTTGGGAATCGAAAACACGGAGTATAATTTGATGCAGACTCGTTACCCTAATTACTCAACTTTGGAAGGTCAGAGAGCGGTCTTTAATGCCAACGGAAAGAAGATGATTCGAGTAAACACGGATTGGGTTAGCGAAAGTTTCAAAGAGGTCATTCAGCAGTTGATGCTATCGGAAAGAATCCTCATCAACAAGAAGCCTGCTAAACTAAACACCAAAAACACGGAGTTATTCAAAAGCATAAACACGCATATGATTAACTACCAACTTGAGTTTGAATTTGCTTATGACGTCATCAATTCAGTAGTGTAATGAGAAAGGTACAACTCTACATAGAAGGCAACCGCATTGAGCTATTCAATGACGAGCAGATACAGGTAACAAGCTCTATCCAAAACGTTCAGGACATCTCTAAAACGTTTACGGATTTCTCGCAAGGTTTTACGGTTCCGGCTTCTGATCACAATAATGTATGCTTTCAACATTGGTATAATTCGGATATTGATTTCACAACGGATAACAACCTACGAAAAGACGCATATATAGAAATCAACCTAACTACCTTTCGCAAGGGGAAAGTACAATTAGACGGAGCAACGCTAACCAACGGCAAACCGAGTTCCTACAAGCTCACTTTCTACGGAGAAGGAGTAACGCTTAAAGATACCTTTGGCGAGGATTTACTATCGGATTTAGACTATTCTACATATGCTCACGATTTTACTTCTGCTGATGTTTTGACACGCATAGAAGATGCCAATAACACTTACGATGTAAAGTACCCGCTAATCACTTCTAATCGCATTTGGAAATATCAGGCAGTTCCACCAAACGCACCGCTTCCGAACTGGTTGGTAAACACCTTAACGCAAAACGATATACATACAAATTCGGGGGCTATTCATAAAACGGAGTTGTTTCCTGCATTTAGAGTTGCTAAAATATTTGAGGAAATCCAAAATAGGTACGGAATCAAATTTCAAGGTGCTTTCTTGCAAGATGAGAGATTCACGGATTTGTTTTTATGGTACAAAGGCAAGGAGACATTGGTTCAGTATTCACTTGCTCAAAACTTGGTTGCTGATACGATTACGCCGACGTTTACAAACTACGATTTAACGAACACTTACACGGTAGCTACAAACACAATGCAAGTGCAAGAGCTTGCAGGTGTAATTACGCATCGCTTGATTTACGAGGTTACTGCAACTACTACTTCGCAAGACTATATCATTGACGTATACCAAAACGGAAACCTTTATAATACGATTGAAGATTCAGGAACGGGAACTTATACGCTTGACGCTATAAACCAAACTTCGGGCTTGGATGTTGAGTACACTTTCAATATTAGAACTAAAGGCGCAAACGTTATTGACTCGGAATTAAGATACGAGGTTGATTACATTACGGCAGGTTCGGTAAATACGGACTACTTGACGGTTGTATACGACCCACTCACGTTAAACCTAATGATTGACCTTTCGGCAAACGCACCTGTAATGAAGATAGCTGATTTCTTCGCAGGCATTCTC